CAACAAGGTATTAGGAGATGGCAAAGATCCCACCCGTGATGAGGCTGCCGGTTCCGAGGACGTATGCCGCGTCATGTTTGCCAAAAGCAGGCGCGATGGTTACAGCCAAGCATTTAGCCCTAGCAGTCTTACTTCCATTGGTGTTTATGATCCAATTCCACTAAATGTGGAAATCATGGAGCGGCGTAGTTCAGGAAAGCCGCAGTGGGGCAACCTTCAAATAACCATTGCGGGCGGCAACTATGGCACCGGCGGTAATGTTAGCTATGCAGTAGGCAATCAAATTACGGTTGTTTTTGCTAAGGCATTAAAGAGCCAAAACAAGGTGGTGCAAGAAGCCGCTAAAGACATACGCTACCAGCTTGCGGAGTCACTAGACAGGGCTTCTACTTACATGCTTGGCACAGCTAAATTTCGCTTGGTAAGCGTGAACGGAGGCGACGAAGTTAATTTGGATAACAATGACGTTCGTGCAACGTTTGAATGTATAGAAGCTGGTCGTCGCCCTGTCACGGAGTATGACAGAACAAAAAGCAAATTATGGACGGAACAGGACCGGCAAGATATTGAAGATGCCATCGACCAATTAGAAGCTGGCTCTCCTATTTCTTTGCTGGGATCTGCCTTTTCCGACTTTGTACTAAGTGAAAGTTATTCCATCCGCTCTGTAACGGAGGAAGTCGGAGTAACGGATGTTGTTTTGCGGCCAGTTGATTGGTTAAATGAAGCAAACATTGCATATTGGAACGGCGATATAACGCTTGAATTAAAAAAATATGGCTACAAAGATTACAATTTTAAGGACAACGAAACTTTGGAATGGAGAGACGAGCTAGACAAAAGAAAAATTGCAACGTTCCCTAAGGGCGGCTCTATTGCCACTACTGAGGCAATATTGCAGGAAGTCTTGTCCAATAAGCCTAAAATAAGCACCAAGGCACTTCGGGATGAAATTGAAGACGATATGAGAAAGCTGCAGAATCTTATCGATAGCATACAGTCAGACAGGATAGAAGGAGAAAAGTTTAGATCCCTTGCAAAACAGGCAGCTAAAAGCATAGAAACCGCAATAGACGTACTGCAAGATAACAAACAAACAATACTAGACAACATTGACATAGAAAAAAAAATTGAACTTGTCAAAAAAGCAACCAGCGGTAATGTAAGCGTACTTAGCGAAAGAACGGGTCTAAAAAAGGGTCAAATTAAAGATTTATTGTCATTTAATTTGCAAATAAATAGATTGCGAGATAATAGGCAAGATTTAATGACCGGCAATATAGCAAGCAGGAAAGAAGCATTGATTAGCTTCTACAGAAACACAAGTAGTCCTTTTACTAATCGCGGCCAAACTGATAACAACCGCTACGGCAGTGGTGGCATTAAAGCTATGGAGCGCCGTTTGTCGCAGCTCAAAGGGCAACTTACTACGGATCAAATTGGCGTAAAGAAAGTTCGTGATTTCTTGACAGATTTAATAGAAAACAAAAAACAAGCACTAAAGGATGCCAACATAGTTGAAAAAAACTGGGAAAATCTAGCTGGTGCTGGCGATAATGATTTCTTTACTAAGTGCCTAGTCAAGGTAGAATCTGCCGCCTATCAAACAGTAACGGCTTGCAACTTTGTAAAGTTCGCCATTCGCTGCAAGCTATTTAGACGCATCTCTGGTCGCGCCAAGGACTACGGAGAGAGTGAAGCCCCAGATGGTTACAGACTTAGCGACAACGGCATACATGGGCGCATGGCGTTCTTTAAGGTGTCGTACAAAGAAACAAAAGCATCCACCTACCAAGGGTTCCCTGTTTTATTTGCCGTGCGACGAGGAACAGATCAAGATAATTTCATTGGTTTAGCGTTCAAAGGACCATCCAGGAAAAAGTGGGAATTTAAGTTTGACCCCATTGGCGACATTAGAGCAGAAACCAAGAGCGGCGAAACACACATTGCATTTATAGAAAACGAAGGCAAAGTGCAAACTTTTGAGGATGGCAAAGGCGCTACATTTGGATGGACCGGCGCTCTTAAAGCAATTCCTAGCACGGGCATCTATGGCGTACTAAAAGAACGCGGCCCTCTCTACACCAACGAGTGGGACTTGTTTTCTAATCGCTCTGACACGCAAGTGCAATTTAGCTTTGATGGTGGCCCTGAGTTTCGCATTACTTCTGTTACTGAGCAGCAGGCGGAATCCATCGCCGGTAAGTACGCCAATCTCAGCATGATGGCACTTGGCGTATTTTCAGGTCGTGGCGTTCAAGACCTACGCTCGATCACCGCTTACGTCACCCAAGGCAAGAGCAGTTGGATCGTCAATGAATCCACTGGCGCCCGCACCTACAGCGCCGACAGCACCAGCTTTGCGCCTGACATCTTTGCAGACACCATCCTCGACACCGAAAACGGCATCGGTAAATTCGCCAAGTCAGACGGCATCGACTGGAACGGTGTTGCAGCCGCCAAGCGGTTTTGCAAAAACAACGGGCTCGGCTGTCAGTTGTTTATGGATGGCGTCATCGCTGAGCAGACACCATGGCGTCAATTCTGGGCTGAAACCGCACCGTTCAGCTTGCTGGAGTTTGCGCGTGTTGGCGGCAGAGAGACACTAATCCCAGCAGTGCCGGTTAATGCAGCAGGCCAAGCCAACCGCGAGGTGCTCGTCAACGCTCTATTTACCGCCGGCAACGTGCTTGAGGGTTCCTACAAGGAAGAGTTCATCGACTACGGCAGCGCAGTTCAAGACTTAATCGCTACGGTCATCTACCGCGAAACTGAATCGCAGGATGTATTCCCGCGTAACTCCAGTGTCACGGTATCGCTAAAGGGCGTCAACCCCAGCATTGCCGTATCGCAGTCGTTTGACATCAGTCAGTTCGTCACTCAGCGAGCACAGGCGATCCTGTTTGCCAAGCTGCTCTGCAACCAACGCCGGCACATCCGTCGCGGCATCGAATTTAAGACCTTCCCAACCGATACACCAATTAGCCCTGGTGCGTACATCTACGTTGACATCGGCCTTAATAGTTGGGACCGCATCTCATCTGGTTTAATCATGGAAGGCGGCGCATTAAATGCCCCACTAACAGATGGCATCCCCGACAGCACCTATAGCGTGCTGACGTACAAGGGTAACACCAGTCCCGTATCCTTGGCCGGCATAGCTGTGTCCAACGGCGTCGCCGCTGCGCTTGCTCCATACGCCGGCTACATGTTCGTGCTCGGTGTCCAGCCAAATAAAAAGCGCGTCTTCCGCGTCACTGAGGTGCAGATGGACGAAGATGGCGAGGTCACCATCAAGGCAATGGAGCACCCGTGCGAAGACGTAGGCGGCAAGCTGCTTAGCCGGATCGCTAACTTCAGCGACTCATTGTTTGATGTCCGCTAAGCTAGAGCAAAGATTGTTGCTCCATCATGGGCTTTTACACAGGGCGTAGCGGCTCCCTCGCCTTCGGCGGCAAGCCAATTGCCAAGATCCGCGACTGGTCGGTAGAGACAACAATAGAGCTGCTGTCTACCAATACCATCGACAGCGTCGTCAACACGTTCACTCCTGGCGTTAAAGGTGCCACCGGCAGCGCCACGATGATGTACTACAGACTGGAAGCGGGCGAGTCAGCAACGCTAAATCAATTCACAACCCTTCTGTTCAAAATCATGAAAGGCGGTGTTATCAGCACAGCAGATCGCGTGTTGCTGGAACTAAACGTAGGCGGCGCTGCTGCTGACGACATTAAATTCAACGCTTACATCACCAGCGCACAAGTGTCAGTTAGCACTGGAGAGCTAAGCGTAGTGCCAATCCAGTTCACGATGGATGGGGACTTTACTGAAGTCGTAACCTAATGGCGGTATTTCTTGGTAGTCACGGTAATGTCCGCCTGCGGCGCGGCCTTGCTGTGCCATACGCCCTGTTGGAAGATCAAATAAAGCCTGATGACGTAAACACCACGCTCAATCGGCTTAGCTTTGACAGCTCAGTAGACAACTTAATAACAGGCGACCGCATTGACATCAGCACCACCGACGCCCGTGGCTTGGTGTGTTTTGCTGCGTCGGCATGGTCGTCAGCCGTGGTGGAGCCTTCGATCTCAGCTTATGTGCATGTCAATGCCGTAGGTGGATTGCGCTTCTTCTATCAGTTTGAAAATGCCATCAATAATAACCGCGCTGCAGAGCTGACGCTAGCTGCATTTGCAGGCGCTGCATTGCCCATCACTGTAAAAGTACGCGACGTATCAGAAAACGTACTTGGTAACGTCACCGGGTATACGCTAAA